TACAGCGGCGCGTCGGGCGCGCCGCCTTGGGTGCGGTACTGCGCCTGCCACGACTGGCGCACGGAAAACATGGGAACAGCGCCGGCGCCGTCTTTGACCTCGTCGGACCCGGTGATCACCATGTCGATGGCGACGCCGCCGATGGCGATGGTGTTCGTAGCTGCCAGCAAGGTGGCCTCGACCTGCTTGGCCAGGTTGCGGGCAGCTTTGGCGGCGCCGGTTTTCTGGGCGCAGACGCATGCGATCGGGAAGCTGTAGACGTGCTGCAGCTTCGGGGGAAAAGCGACGGTCATCTCCTCGATCGCGTCTTCGCCGGTGTCATCGGCGCCCAGGATGTCGATCGCCGGCATGCTGGTGGCCGGCAGCTCGTCGATACGGTCCAGGAACACATTGGCGCCTGCGGCCGTGCCGGCGCCCGCGAGAACGGTCTGCACCGCCTCGAGGATCCGCTGATGTGCGTGGTCGGCCATGGTGTCAGGCCTCGCGCAGCTGCAGCACGGTTATGCCGGTGCCGTCCGGCTGGTTGCCGGTGACGACATAGGCGGTGCCGTTGACGGTGATAGCCGTACCCTGCACAGCCGCCGCCAGGTCGGAGGTCTTGCCCGTGCACTGCGGGCCGGTCGACTCGACCATGCCGCCGGCGCTGGTGTAGGTCGCATCGAAGATCACCGGGACCGTGGCCACGCCGATGACGGCCGACACGGCGAAGCCGGCGGCGATATCGAGGAACGGGCTCAGGTCTTCGGTGAACATGATGGCGACAGATGACGACCGTTAGACGATCTTTGGCACAGCCAGCATTGACACGCCGACCACCTGCGGGCCAGTGCCCACGGTTCCGACGTATTTGATGTACCTGCGCACCTGTTTGCTTTGCACCACCAGCTTCTGGATGCCGGCGGTTGTGGTCTCTTGCGTGAACGTGAGGCCGGACACATCGGCGAAGCTGGAGTTGTCGGCGCTGTCCTGGATCTTGCCGTCGAGCGTGCCGGTGCTGGTTCCGTGGTCTTGCGTGATGACGACCGGGCCTTCATAGGCCTGCAGATCGACGCCAGAGCCGGTGGCCGCGGCGGTGTTCGCCTTGGACCCGGCAGCGAGCAGCGACACCACTGCGGCAGCGCCTGGAAAATTGAATTGGCTCATGGTTTGGCCTTTGCGGGTTTGGTTTGCGTGGTCTGGTCCGCGTCCGCCGAGGCATCGGCCTGGGCAGGCTTTGGATCTGTCGGCGGCGGTGCGGCCGGTACCGGCTCGCGCACCAGCTTGCCGGCACTGATAAGTTCGCTGGCGGTGGCGGCATCGAGGTTGACGAGCTCGCCAACGTCGATGCGCTTTCCAGCGATGCAGATGGCACGCACCACCCGCAGCCGGCCCGGCTTAGCGCCATGTCGACCATTCTTGAGGTCATACGTGGCGCCGCTGACCAGGGGGCTGTTTTGGGCGGTAAGTGCCATGATGCGATCTCCTGCTGCTGATCCAGCGATCAGGTGATGCTGGTTGCCAGGGAGAACGCAGCTGCGTAGCGCAGGCCCACGTCGACAGACACCATGGCGCGCACGCCGATGATGCCGGCCTGGAAGTTGGCGTAAGGGTTGACCTCGATCTGCAGGACACCCCACTCGCCAACCACCACCTGAGCCCAGTCGCCGAACAGCATCGAGGCCGCCGTCATCTGGTTGCTGGACATGGCGGCAAAACCTGCCATGGATCCATCCCACACGTTGCCCTCCCACAGAGGCGATGCCGTGCTGGAGAACTTGACACGCTGCATCAGCAAGGCCGCGACGGCTGGCGTGGTTGCGTAACCACCAGCGACAGGCATCACGTTGCCGGTGGCCACGTCGGTCTGGAACTCCAGGATGCCGGCGTACGCGATCGACGTGCCAGTGACCGAGCCGATGCCGCCGGTGTTGACGATGCCGGTGGGCTCGCCAGAAGAACCGGAGCCGCGCAGCACGCCAACGTCGAGCGCCAATGCGCAGACGCTGCCAAGGTCGCTGGTGACCATGGCCTCAGCATCCGGGCTCGATTGCAGCATCAGCTGGCGCGAGATCTCGGTGTAGGCGCCAACGGTCTTGGGCGACAGGCTGAGCTGGCCGAGGGTCTGCTGGCTCTCGGTGGCCGAGCTTGCTTCATTCGCCAGCCACACAGCGGTGGCACCAGCCGTCTGGCGCGGGATGGTCACGTTGCCGACCAGGCCAGCCATGCGCCGAGCGCCCATGCGGTAGGCGACCGAGCGGTTGCGCAAGATCTCGATGAACGACATGTTCTCGGTACCGACCAGGTAGCCGCCGCCCGATGCCGATGCAGCAGTCAGATCGCGCCGGGCATAACCACCAGCAGCACGGCGGCCGTCGGCAGTCATCAGCGAGCCGTTGGCGGCTTGCATCTGGCGGCCCTGGACTTCGAACGGAACGTAGAACTTGTTGGGGTCAAGAACGACGTTCTGGCGCTTGGCGATTTCGCGCGAGCACTCCAGCTCGAAACCGGCATTGGTCCAGTTCTTGTCGGCGCATGCACGGATGGCGGCCATCAGCGAATAGCGCTTGGTCTCCTGGCTGCTCAGGTCGAGCTTGGCGCTGGATTGCGGATTCTGCGCAGAGCGCGACTCCTGGATGGCCAGCAGGTCATCGGAGATCTGGTCGATCGACATGCCGGAGCCAATGAAGTGGTCGCGCATGTTGTCGTCGATCTTCATGGCCTTGCACAGGTTTTCGATTCCATGCTTGCGCGCGCGCTCCATGTCGACGGCGCTGGGGCCGCTGCGCGGTTGCGCATGGCCACCGTTTTGCTGGGTGGCGGCGCGCTGTTGCGTGCTGCCGTCTTCCGCGTTTGTGCCCGCGGCGGCTTGGGTTGCATCTGCCATGGTGGCTTTCTCCAGTGATGCCGCGGGGGCGGCGGGTTGTGAAACTTGCTTTGCAGCTGCGGGCTTTGCGCTGCGGCCAACGCCAACGGTGGCGTCGGCGGGTACGGTTACGAGGCTGTTCTCCAGCGGCTCGAAGTCCGTGACGATGTAGGTGGGCACGTCTTCGCCTCGGCCCTCGAAGGCGCCGACCATGCCGTCAAGGGCACGGCGAAAGCCTTTGGCATCGCGTGTGGCACCGTGCTGCTCGAGCAGGCGCTCGAAGGTGGCACCGTCGATCTCGCGCTCCACCTGGCGGCCGTTCTTGCCGGTGCTTTTCTCGATGACGGCGTGGATCTGGTAACCGATGCTGGCCTTGGTCAGGATCTTGGACTCGACCAGGGCGATGGTGTCGCGGCCGGCCTGGGTGGCGCTGGTGATGCGAACCTTGCCGCGCAGCACACCGTCAGCGTCTGCACGCACGCTGTCGGGCACGTGTACGCCGCGCAGGTCGTTCCAGTCGTGGTTGTAGAGCAGTGGTGCGCCGTCATTCAGGCGGCCCAGGCGGGCACCCTTCACGTCCAGGACCTCAATGCCCCACCAGCGCTCATAAGGCTCGGCGCTGGCAAATGCCATGTCGACGGTGAGGTCGCCACCGTCGGCTGCGCGGTTGGTTTGCGTCAGAGAGATGGTGCGGTGCAGGGTCATGGTGTCAGCCTCGTTTCATTTGCACGACACGGGCCGGAGGCGCAGCGCCATCGGAACCGGCCTGCGGGTCGTTGTTCTGGTCTTGCTGGTCGTCGGCCGGATCGGCAGCTGCAGGCGCCTGGCCGACGGCCAGTTGCCCCGCAGGCGTGACGGTCGTGTCGACATCGATACCGGCATCGGCGAACATCTGCAGCTCGCGCTTGCGGGTTTTGACAACGTCCTCGATGTCCATGCCGCCGCCGGTTGCCGCGATCACATCCGTGACGGTGGTCAGGCCGGCCTTGATGGCTTCCTTGTAGGCGGCGACTTCCTTGGTCGGGTCGACCCAGCTCCAGCCGCGCGGCTTGAACAGCACGGCGCTGTATTTGTCAGGGTTGACGGCATATGCTGCAGGGCTCAGGCCTTCGACGGCGCCAGCCAGGACTGCCTGGCGCAGCCATACCTGGTGCAGCGGCTTGCGGAAAACCCGGATCCACCACTGCTGCATGGCCTTGTAGAGATCACGGTCGTCGAGCAGGGCCAGACGCGAGCTGGAATAGTTGGACTGCGAATAGTCCTTCGACAAGCTCTCGTAACTTGGGCCGCAGCCGGCAGCGACTTCGCGCAGCATGGCGCGCATGAATGGGTCCAGGCCTGGGTTCGGGCGATTGGGCGTGTGGAAGGTGAGCGTTTCTCCCGGGCGCAGCTCCTGGATGGTCAACGGGTCGATGTCCATGACACTGGCGCCGCTGGGCGCCTCGGTGTCGGTGGGCAGCGGGTTTGTGTCTTCTGGCGTTTCGATGGTGGCGAAGTACGCGGCACTGGCACGGGCGGCGGTCACCTCGTGCTGGCTGTATTCGTTCAGGTCGTCGAGCTTGCGCAGGGCGGTGTGCATCCATGGCACGCCGCGGGCCTGGGGCCAGCGCTCGATGTTGCGCAGGTGGTAGATGTCGGCAGCGGGCACGCGCTCGTATTTGTCGGTAGCGCCGGCGTGCACACGCAGATCGCCTGGGTGCAGGCTTCGGATCCAGTAGAACGCTGGCCGGCCGTAGATGTCGACCTCGATGCCCATGCGGAAGTTGTTTCCGATCGACAGGCCGACGCTGGGGTCGACCAGTTCGGTGGCCAGGCGCTCGGGCTCGATCAGCTCGAGGGCGAGCGGCACACGGCTGTTGCCGAACGCGCGGTAGTGCTTGCGCACCAGGATCTCGCCGGCCTCGAACACCTGACCCATGGCGGCGCGCTCCAGATCACTGAAGTGCAGCTCACCGCCGGTGTGGCAGGATCCGGCCTCGCACCACAGCGCCCACGCAGCCTCGATTCCATCGTTGACGCGATCGGCACGAGTTCCGCGCACGGTCTCAACCTGCGCCTGCATTCCAACGCCGGTGCCGATGATGTTGTTGACGACGATCAGCTGCGCGCGCTTGGCGTAGCTGCTGTCTCGGATCATCTGGCGCGAGCGGGCGCGCAGCGCCGACAGGCTGCTTGCCAGTTCGCTGTCGGCACTGGAATTGCCGCCGCTGCCGAATCCACCGGTGGTGCGGGTGTTGCGGGCGCCGCCGTAGCTGCGAACCGCCACGCCAGGCTTTGACGGCGCGAGCCACGGCGCGAGCCACCGCGCAATGCGCTGGCGCAGCGTTGGCTTGACGGCAGCGGCTTTATGCACGGCCAAGCCTCACGAACACCTTGGAGCGCAGGCCGTGGCCGGGCTGCTCGCGTTTGACATCGGCGGCCAGCTTGCTCTCCAGCGCGATCAGCTCGGTGATGCTGTAGCGCTGCAGCGAGCGGCCCGCGATGGAGTAGCTGAGCACGCCCTGGCTGGCGGTGCCGCGCAGCACTGCGCGCACGTTGTCCAGGCCGATCTGGGCGGCTGTGCGCATGTCGATCGGCGTGGTGGCCGTGCGCGGATCCGGCAGCAGCGTGATCTTGCCGTTGCCGATGCTGATGCTCTTGCCGGCGCCGTCTTCCACGAACTGGAACCAGGTGCATGCGCCAGCGGTCCATGCGGCCGTGACGGCCGCCGCGATGGTGGTTACATGGTCATCTCCGCTGGCCGTGCTGCTGATGGTGAACGGCGAACCAGCGCCGTCATAGACGAACCGCGTCTTGAGAACCCAGCCGGCGGACGCAGGGTAGTCAGACAGGCTATCTGTCTGGCTCCAGGTGTCTCCAACAACGAACTGGGTGAGGTTCATAAGCCGCTAGGATCGCGGCTTCAAGCGGACGTTTTAACCCCCTATTGCGTCCGACATTCGATGTTCTTCGCGCAAAGAAAAAGGCCATCCGGTTGGATGGCCTGGTGCGCATGCTGATTGCCATCAGCACCGGCAGGGGATGGAATTACAGAAGCGCAAGTGCGCCGTCGTCCACTTCGCCAAGCTGTGCCAGCGCGAACCCCATGCTGTGAACCGTCGCATCAACGGCAAACCCGGTTCCGGTCACCGTGCGGAAATCGAGGGTGAGCGTGGCGCTTGTGGTTGCTGGGTCGCACATCGGGAATGGCATCGACTCCAGCACAATCTTGCGGCCAACCAGAGAGGTATCGAACGGGTCGCTAGAAGATGCCGATGTGCGAAGGTCAATAGACTGCGAACCGAAAGCCGTTGACAAGCGCAGCGCACCGAGATTCGTCTGGCTGTGAATCGTCACCTCTGCCACGATTTTCAGGCGCGTGCGAAGATTCCATGTCACCGGAAGCGTCAGGGCTTGCGCAACCGACAAAACCTCGCTGCCCGCCGTAATCGCCCCGGCATCAGTGCCAGCCACTCGCTGCGTTCCATCTGTGTTCTTCGACGCGACTGCGCTCAATCCGGTACCAGCGCAAGAGATAGTCGTGCTGGCCGCAACGGTGCCAGTGGTCGCAGCGCCTGCCGTACCCCCGGTTCCAGTCATTGGGGGATTTGCTCCGTACAGCAAGCTGGAAATAGTGAGGCTCGGAACTTGCGCGCATGCCGTGAGAGCATCTACCAGACCGCCAGACAGTGCGATGGTGGCACGCTTGCTCTCCAGCGGGTGAACTACCGGGTCCGTCCAGCCGGGCTGCGGGCAGCGTGGCGTGGCTCCGATGCTGGTGTCGAGGTAGATCGAACCCGGATCAAGACCGATGGCCCCCGGAACGCGAGTGCCGATTGCCAGAATGCCAGCCTTCAGGTCATCGAATGCGCTCTCACGCCCGCCGCCCAGGCTAAAAGTCGGCAGGCTGTGTAGGACGATTGGACGCGCACCAGCAGCCACGCAAAGGCTTGCCGCCTGATCTGCCAGCGCAATCATCTGCGCAGCCGTCAATGAACCCGGCACATCGTTCTCGAACAGCGACAACATCACCACGGCTGGACGGTAGAACTGCAAGTGCTGTGGCAGCACGGCAAGGATTTCCGATGCGACGGCGCTGCCGTGACCATATCCAGGGACTACCTCGAACAACCCGCCCGCGAGTGCGTTGGCGTAATTGTGGATGCCGAACGTCTGCCGCCATGTGCCGCCGAACAAAATCGGCGCAGTGACCTTGCTGACGCCCGCCTCGGCACCGCTCACAGTGCGGACGGCCCACGGCAGTCGCTTGGCAAGCGTTAGGGTCTCGGTGCTGATGCCCGTGACCTGTACCGGCCACGGCTGCTGATTTGCAGTCTGCACCACAATGTAGTCATTCGCGCTCAAACTGAGAGCAGCAACACCGCCCGTCACAAGCGTTATCTGGTTGCTTCCCGGCTTGACTCCACTGCCTGCCACTGTCGCGACTCGGCTTGTGTAAGAAGCACCAGCACGGCAAGACTGTCCTGCAATGCTATTGCCTACGATCAGCAGTCGCGGTCGGGTGGCTGGAATGTATGGGACGGCTTTCCCAGCACCATCCACCAGGGCTGTGATTTGCCCGTTCGAATCGGTCTGGGCATTCACCGGGACCAGGCCGCGACTTTTCGGCAGG